ACCCGCCATAATACGCTCGCCAGCGGCTTGACCGAGGAAGCGACCAGCGGGCGCGGCAGCGGTCAAAGCGTCAGGGGAGAGCGCAGTGCCGAGACCTTCCATGAAGTTATTCGCGGTAGCGTCGCCAAACGGCTGGGTATAGCGTGGGATCTGATTCAAATAAGATTGAGTGGTCGGTGCGGCGGGTAGAGCTTGCAATGCATTCTGAACTGACTGAGGTAGCAGGGGCTGAACGTATTCCTGCCCCAGCTGATTTATATCCCCTACCATTCCTGGAATGCCCGCTACAAAACCTCGCCCCAGTGACTCACCAGCTGAACCGAATCCCTTGATGACGTTCATGACTTGGTCATACGTCGGCATCTTGTTTGCTGGGCTATTGTACATCTGACTTAGCACATCAGAAATTGAAGGCTCAGCAACGGAAGGATTAGCTACTTGAGTAGCGTACTTCATCTCATCAATAGAGGAAACGGGTAACGGCTGAGCGTTATCCCATTCTGAACCTGCGCCCGTTACGGTAACTGATGGATTAGGCATGAGTATTGACCTGAATTGATTTCTGCAAATTATAGCTCAGATTAAGCAGCATAGGGATTAATCCTGCGCGGTTGGGTCTCATCAACGTACATGTCAGAGTCATCAGCTACGTAGTCAGTGGTGAGGAAGCCAGCGTCCCGCAGGTAACGTAGAGCTTGACTGGTAGCATCAACAAGGTCATCATGCCTTACCTCAGGAAATGCGCAGAGTTGATTGACGAGGGGATCACACCATGTCCTATGTACTTTCGGCTTTGTCTCACTCTCGGGCAGGTAGACCAATCCACGAGCAATGATTGGGGAGACGATGTTGAGTCGAGTGGTCTTGTCAGCCTGTCCTGGATTGTAAGCGCGGACGGGCAAGCCAGCGCGTTGTAAGTCTTGAATCAATGATATGCCCGCAGACTTATCCTCAATCAGAACGAGGTCTACTTTCTTCCCGTTACCCCATTCATCGTCATCACCGTAGATTGAACCATATTCCTCAACGACCCTCGGTCTCAAGTCTGGGTACTGCATATGTTCAGTCCAGCAGTCAATCACCATGGCTGACATTGGCTTGTCTGGGCTGGGCTTAAAGATCCCGAGGACTACGCAGGCAGTCGGGTCGTTTGCGGTCTTGTCGCTCGTTGCGCAGTCGTAACTCTGCACCACGTAAGTAAACTGAGGTAGGGCGCGGTTAGCTGGCCAGAGTTTGAACCAAGGACGTTTAATGATTCCGCTCTCCTCTGGGTCAATCAACTCGGCGTAAAGCTCCTGCCGTCCCAGCGTTGTACCTTCGTATTGGAGGATCTGCTTTTTGAACGTCGGGGCGAGGTTATCAATGTTGTCATACGTCGAGGCGGATACATACGCTACGTCATCACCGTCACGAGCGACGAGGTCAACAATGAGCGGCTTTGGCTTCGGAGTCGTAGTGCAGATCAACTTAGGATGCTGTCCTAGGCGCATCCCGAACTGAATCATGTCCCATGACTCATCAAGGTAGTCCCATGCTGCTAACTCGTCCAGCCAACCATGATGAAACTGCGGACCACGGAAGCGTCCAGGCTCACTAGCGGGAATACCTTTGATGAGCGACCCATTGATGAGCGTCAACTCGTTCAGCGATGACTTATACCCGTTGGGCATGATGATTTCATGCGGGATGACGTTCAGGATTCCCGACTCACCCTCAAAGCAGGTATCCCGCACGTCAGCAGAGGTGGGCGCGGAAACGAGGTAACGTATGTTCGGTTGATCCCATGCTGTCCACCAGCACTCCTCAGCTGCGGTACGGGTCTTACCTGCGCCGCGCCCCGCGAGTAGTAGCCAGATTGACCACCAATCTCCCGCAGGTTCAATTTGATGGTTACCTGCCACTGCGAGCCATGCCATGCGCTTCATCATCGCAGCACGGTGCGCAGGTGGTAGGTGGTCTAGCGGATTCGGCTTTGAGAGTTCCCGCTTGACAATCTCAGCGATGTTCATCCGATGCCGTGGAACTTTTCTACCTTGCGGACGAACTCAAGAGCTTGAGTCGAGAACTCATCCTCCGCTAAGAGCGGTATGTCAAACAATTCTTGAATATCAGCGAACGACATAGGACGCATATTGTCCCTGAATCGCTTCGGATTCTCACACCGACAAAACGGCAGCGTCACTCCCGTCATCAAACCTTGCAGTGGGATCAATCCTCCGCAGTTAGAACATGTGCTCATGATATTCCGTGGAACCGCTCAACAGCGCGGATTGCAGCAAAAGTCAATCCCTGATTCGCGGCAATCAATTCTTCTGCCTCAATGAACGACATTGGCTTAGTCTTGATTGTCTTTTCTTCTTTCAAATCATGCATGAACGCCAACCCACGCTCAAGCGCGGCGATGTCCTCTATCAATTTGTTCTTCGGCATAGTGTTAAATCCGTCAACTGAAGCATTCTGCATCGGGACAAACCCATCTGGGTGATAATTATCATTGCTCAATTGTCGCTCTCCTTTTGTTTTGCTGCGAGGAGCTTCGCCATCAACTCCTTAGCAAAGGTTCCTGCCTGCTCAACTTGAATTGGGTCACCGTCAGGTCCGCTCATTTCAATACTTTGAGTCGGCGTTCCGTCTAGGCGGGAGGCTAGCTCCTTGATTGCAGCCATGTCTCCTTCCTCCGCTAATTTGAACAAAGCCTCAGCAATGCGTTCTAATTTCTTAGGATCTTGAACTAGCTTCCTCCGCAGGAGCGCTACAAAAGCTCCCCTTTTTACGCCGTTTTCATTGCCCTTCATACTCTCTGCAATCTTTTGATTTTTCGTAGCCATATCCAGTTCCTACGTAATTGATTTAAGAGAATTATCGCTCATTTTTACTCAAAGGCAAAACCCGCGTAATATTCAGCACTCCGTCCTTCATTTCCGCAGTGGCTTTTCCGTCAGCAATGTCACGCAAGGTCAAGCTAATCGCCAGCAACATAAATGCCAACTTTTTGACTTCAAAATAACACCATCCAGCATAAACAGTCGCCCCAATCGCCCATCCAATTGAGAAAATTTCAGCTGCGCTCAAAGTAATTTCCATGTTTCAATTCCTCCTCAATTTCAATCCGAACCGTCTCTATAGAGAAAAGAGACGAGACGGATAGGACTCACCTATGACTATTAGGGGGCTGAGAGCCCCCACTAATACGTCGGTTCGTAACAGGTCATTCAAACCGTCTCCGCTCAGACGGATAGACTTTTTCCAGACGGTTAGGCACTCCAACGCTAATACTTTATAGCCTTTTAAACCGTCTCTGTTCAGACGGATAGCGAATTCACTCAGACGGATTGAATTATCCAATGTAAGTACCCAATACTTTATAAAACAAGCCAGCGCGGTTACTCAAGTTTAAATCCTTACGTTGCTCTTTTGTGAGGTCGGCTGGATTGGTCTGGTAGATTCTCCCCATCTTTTCAAGGTCAATCAAAACCGACTTAATCTTATCCCTGTGTCCCCCGAGCTTTTGGTTAGCTAGTAGTTCAAGCGTAACGACTAATTTCTGTTGCTCTAATTCATGAATCGCAGTGTACACCTTACGCATGAGTTGATCATTTGCGGCTTCCGCCTTAATTACCGCACGGTCATTGGGGTCGGACTCAAAATATTCCGTTGTGTAATACGAGAGGGTATCAGGCTCGCCGTAAGGTGTGAGGGCTTGAGTTACGTGTTGTGTTATTTCGGCACGTACCTCCTTCCTGCTTGCACCGTCTCTATCCTTAATATTCCCTAATATGCGTCCCGTAAAATCCTTCGGGTGAACTATACCCATTGTTCCGTGACAATCCGCCGCGACCGACCCAGCACCCCGCGAGGTCAAACTGGAGTAATCATCATTCTCCGCACTCATCTTTGTAATGTGCGTCACAATCCAGACAGGAATACGGTTAGACTCCCAGAAGTAAAGTTTAATAGCACTAATGAACTTAGATAGTTCCGCATTGTTATTTTCATCCTCAACGTCAAGAGAGGCAGCCTGAGTGTCAAACACTACGAGGGGTTGAATAATCTTTCCGTCCTGCTCATTTGTGTGTTCCCGTACTGCCTCGGCTAGTTTTTTAATCTGGTTGACTTTATATCGCTTTGTCAATTTGATTTGAAAGTAATGACGCCATTCCGCCTCTTTCTCCTCGGGGGTTTCAAACTCCTTACTTTGATGCTTCTTCATCCCCATGATCATTCTATTTAATTGATTTGTATCCTCAGTAAAATAGAAAACAACACGGCGATGACGCGGAGTCAGGAAGTTATATTCTAAAAGATGCGCTACGTTGGCGCAGAGTGGGGCGATTATGGACGTCTTACCCTTACCCGTGGCACCTGAAATAACGCGCACACCCTCACCAATAAACTCATTAATAACCCAGTCAGGAGTGATTGGTGCACCTGACCACTGCTCAACGTCTATGATTAACGGATCATTCTCCGTTGAAGCAATTTCTTTTACTTCTTCACTTACCTCGGTAAATTGAAAGTCAGGGTTCTTTGCAGCGTAATGATACAGAGTACCGAGGCTAATCTCCCCACGGGAGTTTGCGTATACGTCATTCCATTGATCCTCAATATCAGTATCACTAGCCACGGCATGATGTATTCCGCGGGAACGCTTAGACCAATCATAAAAGAGTTGATATCCGTTAGGTACACGAGCTAAGGAAAAGCCAATCTGCAACCATGTGTCACGTGGGCAATCTGAATCTATAAACCGCAGGGCGCGTTCAATATCTTCAATTTGAGAAGGAGTCAAAATCAATTGCCCGACTGATGACTTACGTTCAGTCTCATCATCTGCTAGGTCTTTATCAATATTACGCTTAATGAATGGCTTTAGGTCAACAATTTCACCATTACGGAAGGCGTTACCCGTAAAAGTAAAGTACTTAGCACGGGAGTAGTATTCCCAGCCTTGCTCCCCGCTCCTGTTCTTTCCGCGGAAGTATTCACCGTAACCGATAGCGTGCACCCCGTTACCACTCGGACTCGCTTCTACGTATCCTGGTAATCTATCCGCTAGGGAATCGTTATTGTGCTCCTTGACGTTGTCTAGGTCAATCCCCTGCCAGTATCCCTCACCGTCGCGCCCCAGTGCAAAACCGAGACCCGTAAAGTCTTTTTCACTTAATACTTCTATGGCTTCGTCATAAGTTACTAAGCGTGAGAGGTCATCATCAGTGTCAAGAGTACCGCGCCTGAATGTACCGTCAGCGTAATATGGAACCTTACGGAACTTAATAGTACTGCCTTTGTCTTTTTCACTGCGCCAGAGTAACCAACGCTTTGCGTTACGCATTTTCTCAGGGACAATATCTCTGAAGTTATTATTTTTATTCACTTCCTCGGTATTGTAATCACCAAGGTTAAAACCGAATCTATTAGTCATTTATATTCCGCTTTTGTTGTTCGTTTGACAATGAGTTCATTTTAGGTTCCTCACCAATAGCCGATTGGTTGCGTGGCCAAGCGGAATACTCGTGAAGGAGCTGGCGTATTGATGAGGAAGCTAAAATGAACTCAACCACGCACCTTGAATTATAGTTCATTTTACACGCCACGGGTTTCCCCTCACAAAATATCCCTTGCCTCCCTGAAGCAA